GGTGACCAAAACCAAGACGGTGCCCGTGGCTACCGATTTCGCGTAATCAGAAGACTCCTGCGAAATGAATTCCACGATGCCTTGGGGGGGCCACAGACCCAAGAAGATATACATATGGAGACCCCTGATGAAGAGAGGGAACGACTCGAAGAGGAGCGAGTCGCCGCACAGCGTGACGAAATCCGTGCGGATCTCCATAAGGAGGCAGAAAACCATGCCTTCACCATGCTCCTTGGGCGTCGCTTCAAAAATCTCGAAGAGCACGCCCAGATCATCAGGAACGAGGTGCTCGCGTTCCTGACTAAGTGGGGTGAGCATAGACCAAGCGTACGAAAGCAAATCGTAGCTAAGGTGGTCTTGGCGCACAAAAAGACGCTGCCCCACTTGATTAATGATGTTGTCCTCAGTTGGGAGGATATCGAGCCCACCTCGGTACTGCGGTTGCCAGTATCTAGGTTTTTGTCTTTGAGCAACTGGAAGAGACTCTGCCGCGAAGGATTGAATGCCTTCAAGATCAAAACGCGGCAGTATAAAGTAGTCCCGGGGTCGTTGAGATATACCGACCCATCCCTCGGAGTAAAGCAGAGGGAAGTAGCCAGAAGACGCCGAAAGGAAGTCATCACCAACCTCTGGCGAACTGAGACTATTGAGTCTCTCGAGCCCAGCTATCTCGAGCAAGAGCTGAACCGTAGTTACACCGAGAACTCCTTGGAGGCTCTCGAGCGGTTTGCAGTGGCACTCGATGAGCACATGTCCTGGTTATGTGCCAATAGCTTGGAGGCAGGAGGAAATCAGGAAAACCCGAAGCGCTCATAAGTAACATGGGGTTAGTGGAGAGGCAAACATTGCTCGTCCCACCTACACTAGCAAAAGCGAATGTTACCCGGTTCTGGAATCCAAACAATGAGCAAGAAATGACCTACTATGCGCAAACAGCCGGCGCAATACAAGCAGCCTGGGAGTTAAGGCATAAACCTGTACCATCAATTGCGTGCACGCTCCCAGAGATTAATAGTAGGTACAAAGACATCCGCAGATGGACTCGCGAGGAGTTCATCGCTGCACAACCATCACACAAGCGGAACAAATACCTCGCCTTTCTTGAAGCACCTCACATGCCGTCTAACATCATCAAGACATTTATCAAGAAAGAGAAAATCGCAATTGACAAGTACAGAGCCCCCAGAATGATCCAGGCGAGGAATCCATTTTACACCATGGAGCTGGGGAGATACACGAGACCGCTAGAGGAGATGATGCTGTTAAAGGACAAACAGAGCGGCCGATTTGATTATGCCAAAGGGTTGACGCCTCGCCAACTCGGCAGAACTTTCGAATCGAAATCAAACAAAATGAAACAACCGTTATACGTTTGCATGGATCATACGACATTTGATGCCAGAGTAAACGCTGAACACCTCAGACACGTACATAGGTGGATCAGGAAACATTACCCCAAGGATAAAGAGTTGGAAAAATTACTCCTGGGTCAGATAAATAATGTTGCGGTTAGTTTTCAAGGGAACGTGTTTAAGTGGAAAGGAACCATAGCAAGCGGTGATATAACAACTTCATTCTATGGTTGCTTGATCAACAAGCTCATGCTGCAAGATGCCCTAACTGCAGCTGGTGTCCGAAAATACGAGCTAATGATCAACGGAGACGATAGCATCGT